ATTAACCAGAAATTTAATGAGCTTGATAAAAAAGTCATGCATTTAGATGATGAGTTTTCTCAATACCAGACAAAAGTTGACGAGCGTCAACAACGCAGAAAACATATTGTTGATCGACTTAACAATAGTGTGGATAGTCGTAAAAAAGGCTTGGCAAAAAAAATACGTGATGAAGTTGCTACACAATTTCAAACGCACATTTTAGATGAGCAAGGAATGGCTGTTATCGAAGCAGGCTTGAGAGAGCGTACATGGTTATTAGGGAATACCCAACGAGGTAGTGTTGTTGGTGAGTTATGGCGTTCAATTACACAGTTCAAATCATTTCCTACGTCATTTCTTATGCGTCACGGCAGCCGCACATTTGCACAAGACGGCATCAAAGGGAAAGCAGCGTATGGCATGTCAATATTTTTTATGACAACGATACTTGGTGCTTTAGTTGTTCAGCTAAAAGAATTGGCAAATGGCAATGATCCGCAAACCATGTGGGATAGTGACGACCCACAAAAGGCTATGAAGTTTTTTGGTAGATCGGTAGTGCAAGGTGGTGGTTTATCAGTTTTGGGCGATATTGTAGTTGCAGGTGCAGACCCAACTGGTCGCGGTATTGGTGACTTTATGACAGGTCCAATTGGTAAAGATGTTGAGTCTTTGGCTGGGGCAACAGTTGGTAATGCTATGCAATGGTATAAAGGCAAGGATACCAATGCAGCAAATGAAGCATTTAAATTAGTGAAAGGAAAAGTTCCAGCGCAAAATTTGTGGTATACAAAAGCAGCCGTGAACAAAATGTTTTTTGATGAGATTCAAGATAGCATTGCACCAGGATACCGTGAAAAACTTTTAAGAAAAGCGGAGCGAGAACAAGGGCGCACCCAATGGTGGGGTGATGATATTGACGATGTTCAAGCACCCGATTTTGATAAGGTAGTTCAATAATGAAATTTACATTTTTTCTTTTAAGTGCCGTTTCAATAACAGCTTGCACCACAATTTACGCACCAAACAAGCAAGTACAATTATTGAATAGCAATAGTTCATTAGTTAATGGGTGTGAGAAGTTAGGGGCGATTCAGACTGACACTAGAGGAAATCCTCTTAATTTTGATGCTGTGGCAGAACGAGAATTTAAGAAAGTAGCAGCAGAAAAATACAATGCAGATACCGCAGTCATTACCACACGTTATGCCTTTCCATTTGGTCAAATACGTTTAGAGGGCACTGCTCTTAAATGTTATAAATAACACCCACCAAACCGCACCACAAACCCTCGTATATATCAACAATATACGAGGGTTTTTATATGTCTACAGAAAAGAAAAAAGTCGGTCACTTAAAGCCTGAAACCAAAGAAAAGTTAGAGCTATCTTTAGAAATGGCGGCAACCGATGCAGTTGACTTAATGACTGAAGCATACGGTAAAGATCTATTTGATAAAGAAGGTCGTGGCGATAAAGTTTGGCTTTATAAAGGCGCAAAAGAAGCCCTGACATGCATGGAGAAGTTAAAGCGCATTCTCAATGATGATGAGCTATCTGTAGGTAATCCAGACGATAGAAAGATCACGCCTGAGATGCAGGCAGCCAAGCTTTTAGAGTCAGTCGCCAAAAAGCTTGAGGAACGCAAACAGCGTCCAAGCTAATGATTAAAGTTGGCTTTGCAGCGTTCTATCTAGTTTATGCCGAAACGCTTAACTGGGTCGTTCCCGATTTCCATTTAGATGTCTGTGATTTTCTGGAAGATTACGGCTCGCTTGGTCTTTTGATGATGCCCCGTGGACATGGAAAATCGACCATTCTTGATATTTATAATGCATGGAAGCTTTATAACAATCCCAACCATTTGATCTTACATCAAGGTGCAACTGATCCAGATGCCTATAAAGTCAGTCGCGGCACAGAACAGGTTTTAGAACGTCATCCACTTTGCCAATTATTCAATATTAAAAAAGAACGTGGTGAGACTCAAAAGTGGTGGGTGACTGGTTCTAATGATGTGCGTCACGGCTCTATACATGCACGTGGAATTATGTCGAACGTGACTGGTTCTCGTGCCAATGAAATTCAAAATGATGATGTGGAAGTTCCTGGCAATATTGGTACGCCTGAAGCAAGGGAAAAACTCCGTTATCGCTTGGGTGAGCAGACATTTATTTTAATACCAGGTGGACAAGAATTGTATGTGGGTACACCACACACACATGATTCTTTATACACTGAAATTATGCTTAACCCTGATTCAAAATGTCTTGTATTTAAGATGTTTGAAAAAGAAAAAAGGTTTGAGCAAGTTGTTCAAGTCGTTGTTGATTTTAAACCTATTTATATTTTTAGTGGTATTGGTCGACAATCAAAGCTACTCATTGAAGACCAAGACTACAAAGTAACAAAACAAGGAAATGGATATTTCATAAGTTTTGAAGAATCTCATTCACTGATTGATGTATACAGCGAAGCTTTATGGCCAGAGCGATTTACATCTAAAGAAATGCAAAAGCGTAGACGTAAATGTCGAACGCTAAACGAATGGGATTCACAATATCAATTACATGCTAAACCTGTAGGGGATGTGAGATTAAACCCAGATAAATTAATCCCATATGATGTAGAACCGATTTTACGCCGTGCGAATGGTCGTTACATTATGATGCTCGGTGAACGCCAAATTGTTGGAATGACTTGCAGTTGGGACCCATCATCAGGAAAACTAAAATCAGATACATCGGCGGTTGAGCAGGTGTTGCATGATGATCTTGGAAATAAGTATTGGCATCGTTCAATTGAATTGACTGGTGAGGTTGTTAAAACTGACGACCACGGAAATATTATGGGCGGTCAAGTGTGGCAGCTTTGCGACCTGATTGAAGAATTTAATATCCCAAAAGTTACGATAGAGACAAATGGAATTGGAAACTTTGCGCCAGCATCACTCAAAGGTGCATTAAAAAAACGTAAGATTCGTTGCGGTGTTAGCGAACAGCATTCAACACAATCAAAAAACAAACGTATCCTTGAAGCAATTGAAGGCCCATTAGTTTCTGGAATGCTGTGGGTGCATGTATCTGTTATAGATACGCCAGACGGTGAGAATACATCTAAACAATACAAGCAAATGCAGCGATTCAATCCAGCGTTAGCAGATCAAGAAGATGATCATCTTGATTCACTTGCTCGTGCTGTAACAGATTCACCTGAGCGAGTGGGTAAAATACACAACAAAGAAGAATACAAAGACAGTCCTAATTGGAGAACTAATGGTGGCGTTCATGAAGCCACTTTGGACTTTAATAATTAGGTGATGAAATGGCAGTATCAGAGCAAACGCCGTATATAGAATATGTGGCAAATGGGGTGGCAACAACATTTAATTTGGGTTTTGAGTGTAGTAATTCTGATTTTTTGATTGTGAAAAAAGATGGTGCTGTAGTTGAAGATAGCACTTGGCAGCTAGTAAACAATAGTGTCGTTTTTAATGAACCGCCTAGTGTTAGCACTAAGTTGATATTTGAACGTGATTCTAAAATTGAGCGTTCTACAAATTTTCAAACAGCAGATAATTCTTTTCTACCAGCACCATTAAACAATAACTTTGATTATATCATTTATATTTTGCAAGAAATATCAGCTAGATTAATTCGTGAAATCAGTGATCGTAAGCTATCTGATACGCAATTGACTCAATATGTTAAGGATTATGTTGAGTCTGTACTCTCTATCAATAATCCAGAAGCAATTACACTGGTTGTTGCTGATATTGTGCAAACAACAATAGATGGGGGTATTCAGACCCAACAAGAATTTAATGAATATTTATTGAATTACATAAATATCAAATATCCTAGTGTTACTGAATTTTTAGATGAAGTTGAAACCTCATTTAATAACTTCACGTCTACTAATCAAGCGCTGATTAACAACTTTGTTAGTACCAATCAAGCCGCAATAGACGATGCGGTTTCTCAAGCACAAATTGATGTTAATAACTCTATAGCAACAATTCAGCCAGCAATAACACAGGCGATTGGGACGGTTGGTGGACAAATCCAAGTTGCTGATTTAGTAACCCTAAACACAATTACACCATCTTTAACAAATCAAGGTGCAATGCTCGACAACGGTGATATTTATCGCTGGGAAACCACGCCTTTGCCTGCTGCTTGGGTGTTTACTGGTGCTAACTACTTTAATGGAGCTAAGACGTATACAGATAATGAAATAGATAAAAAAGCTTATGAAAAGAATAATTCTCAATTTATCGGTGGCTTTTCAGACAATTTAGGGAATGTTGCGCTCGGTGTGAAATCCGATGGTTCTGTCAGCATCCCAAAACTTGAATTAAGCCCTGATGCAAAAAAGGTCTATCGCACACTAAGCATCGGTAATGACGACTCGATCATGCACTTCGGCGACAGCTTGAGTGCTGGAACGTATAATTTACAACATAAAGCTTATATTTGTCAGTTGTCACAAGTGTCACCTTTTCGGCATATAAACTATTCTGATAGCGGTAAAATGCTGATCAATTTCCATAACTTCTTGTTATCTGACACACAACTTTTTAATGCAACAATCAAACAACACAACCCGCGATATACAATTATCGCAACGCTTGTGAATGATTATGTTTATGGTGATGTTGATATTAAGTATACACAAGAAAACTTGCGACGACTTGTAGATAACTTGCTTGCAATCGGTACAACCCCAGTGATTTTTGTCGAGTTCGTAGCAACCAATGAACAGCATCAAGCGTACAAAACTGTTGCTGATGAGTATAAGATTCCGTTCATTTCAAGCATGGAATTGAATAAGAAGATCGGTGGTTATACTTGGGTTAAAGAATTGTTTCATCAGCCGCATGTGGGAATGCGTACAAGCGGATTGTTTAGCTTGCCGATGCTTGACTGGATTGAGCAGCAGTTGCCAATGCGAACGATTAAAATCTTCAAGAAGCGATCTACATTCACGCTAAGCACTGATGCTGATTTGCTTTATAAAGACGTGATTGATAAGTCGAAAAAATGGCAAGAGATCGGGATTGCACATACTTATCTGAGAAACCCTCAATATTATGATGAAATCGGTGAGACTAATGGAGCTAACTTGCTTGGTTATACTTCGTTTGATGACTATGTGAAAATTCAAAACGGTCAGTCTGTAGCATTCACAGACTATGCGCTCATCGAAATTGGGCTTGATGCGTTTGCACGTGATGTTGAAGAAATTAAAATCAATGTTGGTTTGTCAGCAACGCCTTTAGCTTATGTTCGTAATAATCTAGACCCTAGCGTTGCGTTAGCTGCTGGTGCATGGAATAGCACAGATTATCAGACTAAATATGCACTTCCTCGTGGCGCATGGAAAGCTGTCACAATCACAAATGGCGTTATTACAATTAATAAAGCTGATGTGATTTACTCGATGATTGGTAACAAAGTTCAGTTGATGCTGAAAGGTGCATTCAATTTATCATCTTTGCGTGTTGATTACATTGCAAGTAAGTATCAGAACTCACAGCCAGTTATTACTACGATCAAGAGACAATTTAGTAGTGAGCTACTTACTCAAACACTGACTGACTCAGCTAGTTTAACTGGATGGACAAAAATCGGTACTGTAACTTCACTTGTACCTATTGATCGAAAAGTTCTAAAAAGTGACGGCAACCCAGTTACAGGCGCATGTACATTAACTTCGACAAACTCAATTGCTCAAGCAACTACGCTCACAGCGAGCAACGAACAGCGCACGTTCAAAGTTACCGCCATAGCTCGATATTTCCCGAAAGCATGGGTTGATGTAACACTTCCAGCTTACTCTAGTTTAGACCCAAATCAGGTGCTTGATCGTAATACTCAGCCTGCACCGATCACAACCGACACATTTGACATAGCTGAGTTGAAGTTAGAGACATGGACAGGTGCAAGTATACCTACTGCAAAAGGTGGAGCAGCTAAACATATCAAGCAAGTTTTTATGCTGAACAGTCCTGTGGAGTTCTATGTCGATGTGATGCCATTCACAACACAATTTAATATACGTCTAAGCGCTGTAAACACTGATGTTCAAGTGTCTTTAGTATCACTAAAAGAGGTGTTGTAAAATGAAAGGTACATTTTTTAAATTAGCAAATGCAGATTTCACTGGGCAAGGCTTACCAAGTCTTAACACAATTGTCGCATCGTCACAGGCTCGCTACGCATTCGATTTTAGAAATGGAAATCTCGATGACGTGACAGGTAAAACATCAGCTTTAGTACCTTATCGTGTAAACAATACAAACAACACACGCACCCAAGATGCGACCGTAATCTCAAGTGCATTAAACGGCTTGGGTGTCAAAATTACGGGTGGTTGTTTAACAACATCTGTTTTGTTTGAAACAATCAAGATTGATGGGTCTAAGCCTTTTAGCATCCTTGTGGTTGGTGGGTGGAGTGGTGAAACTGTAGCAGGTGGAGGTTTTGCAAGTTTCATTGATATTGGTAATGGTATATCGCAAGATTACGGCGCGTCGATTATATATCATAACGGCAACGGTGGTGTTATCGGTGCGCGTGTAAAAAATCCATCGACTGCTAATGTTGGCGCAGTTGTATCACCAACCAATAAAGTTTGCTTTATGATCTTAACGTTCGACGGTGGTAATTGGACACTAACGAACAAGACAACAGGTTCTACAGTTACTAAAACCAACGCAGAGCTAGGGATTGTTGCTGACTTGCCGCCGATTTCAAATCTTGGAAATAATCGTGCAGGTAATTTTGTTTACTTTGGTCACTCGCATACACATTCTTTGCTTGATGCTTTGCCAATTAATTTATGCCAAGTAGCATGCTGGGATAAAGTCTTATCAGGAACAGAAATTGATGCTCAATATGTAATATCAAAAACTATGTTTAGTGGTTTGATTTAACCCAACAAGCCGACACTAACCCTGATCTTTAACTAGATCAGGTTTTACTTCTCGGTAAAGCACTATTATCAATAAAACTGATATATATATATAAGAATATGTTACACAAATGAAAAAATTAATAACCGAAGAACGTACTCGGTTAGAGCAATTGAAGGAGTCTATGTATGGCGTTTGTTAAAGGACAGAGTGGTAATCCTCATGGAAGACCCCAAGCTAAGGACTTGGTTAATCCCAAGTCTCTTACTGGTGGTGAATATCGTGAAAAAGAGTTTAAACAAATTCTTAGACGATTAAAACCATTAAATAATAAAGCTCTCAAAGTGTTCACAGATATGCTTGAAGATGAAAAGACGACAGAAGCTACCAAAGTTAAAGTTGCAGTATTCATTATGAAAACGTATCAAGACATGATGGATGATCTGTATAAACCTATTAATTCTAGTGCAGAAGTTGCAGACGATAAAGAAGAAACTTTAGCTCCAATCATTTCATTTAAAGTTCAGAATCAATAACAACAAGAAGGACAATAATGCAAGAACAAGAAGTTATTGCTCCTGCTAGTATACCACAAGAATTATTCATTAATTCTGATGCTGATATTACTATTGCAAGTGGTAGTGCTGGTAGTAGTAAATCA